TTATGATATAATACTTTCTTACTCATCTGCTAGATCTCTCATTTTAAGTGCCACATTTTTAAACTTTTCTTTAGTATACTTACCTTCTAAAAGTGTTTTAAAGTTATGCACCAATACCTGTTCGTTTTTAAACTTCCATCGTATGTGTTGTTTTACAGTTGGTAATGTTCTAATGTAATCTATTTGTTTGCATACTTCTTTCCACAAAGCTCTCCAACGTTTTACAGGGTCATGGATATCATCAAAACTTAAATCAAACCAATCGTCATATAATTTATATCCGTAATCTACCATGCGTTTGTTAATGCCAGGTTGTCCCCATATAACAAAAGGTTGCATATGATATATGCTTCTAAAAGTTTTTTCACTCCAGAACAAACTAGTTCCATGCCAATCATTTACAAACGTTTCGTTTACTATTTGAAACAATGATTGATCATTTAGATCACTGTGTAATGCAGTTGCATGATTAGTTTTAAAATCTTCCGTGTCTACAATCAAAGGTAGATGTTTCTTAAAATTTTTTAATTGCTGAAAATTTACACCACTGTTTGGAAAAGGCATCTCAGTAAGATAATAATCTAAGTTCATACCTTTTAAACTTCCATGACTAACATACATATCTTTAAAATGTTTGCTGTTGAATATTTCCATAGCACTAAAAGTTCTGTGTGGTCTGTTTACCCTACTTAAACTTAATCCTAGTTTATTGAATTGAGGGTGATGGTATTTTAACTTTGTTCTTTTTACTGCGGTATTAATTCTTTTATCTACAATAGCATCAACGTCTATGTTCCCACTCAACTCGACTTCTGTTTGTCCAGCTGTGCCAAATATCATCTGTTCAAAGTTTAGATATGTAAACACGTTAATACTTGTTTTTATGTTATGTTCCATGTTATAACGCATGATGTTATCATTGTCTTTCATGTTACTGCTGGTAAAAAATATCCTGCGTGGATCTATGTCATACTTTTTAGCCATCTTATATAGAATATCAAAATACGGTTCTCCGTAGATAGTGCTAAATCCTTCAGTACTTGCATCAAAAAGAAAGAAACATTTCTTATCTTCCTTCATTTGATTTTGGACTTTTTTCTTAACATAGGTAAAAAAGTCAGTATCAGGGTACCATTTTGGATAGCCAATTAGCACAGTAATAACAGTGATATCGTCATGTACTATTTCATTCGTTCTAAAAGCCTTCTCCAATTCTACTGTAGTCTGAGTAAACTCGGGATCTTGTACAAAAGAGTTGAATCTTAAGAAGCCACGTATACGTTTCATATTAATAATCTTCCATAAATATTACTATATTTATATACGCATTTAATGGTAGGAGATTAGTGTGAAGATTAGTTTTATCGGATTGGGTAAACTTGGTTTACCTTGTGCAGAAGCAGTAGCACAAAAAGGACATACAGTAAGCGGTTACGACATAGTAAACGTAACTAGCGACACAATTAACGTAAAAGATAGCATAGCAGAAGCAGTAGCAGGTCAAGACATAGTGTTTGTTGCTGTACCAACACCACACGACCCAGCCTATGATGGCAGAGCTCCTACGGCTCATTTAGAACCCAAAGACTTTTCATATGACATTGTAAAAGAGTGTTTAGAAGAAGCCAACAAGTTTATGACAAAGAATCAACTGCTTGTTCTTATTAGTACAGTATTACCTGGCACAACACGTAGAGAATTTGTACCGTTAGTAAACAACACAAGATTTGTTTACAATCCATATCTTATTGCTATGGGTACAGTTGCTTGGGATATGATTAATCCTGAAATGATTATGATTGGAACCGAAGATGGAAGTGCTACAACTGATGCTAGAGAGTTAGTAAAATTTTATCAAAGCATTATGGAAAACAATCCACGTTACGAAATAGGTACTTGGGACGAATGTGAATGTATAAAAGTTTTCTACAACACATTTATTAGTACAAAGATTGGACTAGTCAATATGATGCAGGACGTAGCACAGAAGCAAGGCAACATTAATGTTGATGTTGTAACAAGAGCTCTTTCAAAGTCAACAATGCGTATTATTAGTAAAGCATATATGAAAGCAGGTATGGGCGATGGCGGTGCTTGTCACCCACGTGATAATATTGCTCTACGTTACATGGCACAAGAACTTGGACTAGGTTACGATTTATTTGATAGTGTAATGAATGCAAGAGAGAAACAAGCAGAAAACATGGCTATTGAAATATTAAAATACGGAAACAAGGTTCAGTTTAGTAGCGATAGTTATAAGCCGGGTGTTGATTATGTTGACGGTAGCTACAGTTTACTAGTACAACACTACATAAAAAAACATGGCGGTTATGTTGTAAAAGAAAAGCCAATGATCTATGTGTTGGTACATGAAGGAGATACAGTTCCTGATAACGTACCTGTGTTCGATCCTTGGAGAACATACAAAGGAACCAACGTAGTTTATTATGGAAACACAAGGAAAAACAAAGGTATAATTTGTGAGTAAAATACTAATAGCAGGTGATAGCAACGCACTAGGAGAATGGGGAACTATTGTTCCAGGACCTGCCTGTGCGAATCCTAATCACCCAGAAGTATTTCGTCCATGGAATAAAGAAAAATATTTAGAAGGCGATCATGCTAAACCCTTTCAGGTTGTTTGGCCAGGCTTTGGATATTACTTAGATCAAAAAGGACACGCAACAGTTAACTATGCGTTTGGCGGCTGTGGTAACTTTCAAGCATTATATAAAGTAGAAGAAGCACTAGGACTAGCACCTTGCTTTACAAGTCCTGTATTTTACAATCCTGATTGTATTGTATGGATGATTTCAGAACCTTGTAGAGATTTAAAACAGCTATCAGATGAAGCAGGGTTATATGACCTAGACAAGTACTACAAAGCATCAGATGATCTTGTACAAAATGCAAAAACAATTAAAGAAATAAATGACGGATTATTACAACACGCATTAGATGGTGCACAAAAAATATATGAAGAAACCAACATACCTTGGGTAATAATAGAAGGTTGGACCAAAGTAGAATTAAAAGAACACCACACATTTGTGAAACATATTCACAAAGACTGGATGGCCAAACTTATTAATAGACCTGTACCAATGTTTAGTAGTTGGCAGACTATAGATAATATTAGAAGGCGTAGACCTGACCTAACTGAAAGTGCGTCAGAAAGTTTACGTTTATTTCAACGACAAAAACCAGAGCTAGGTATTCCAGATATACCAGAAGGCCCTGACAATGAATTTAAAAGAATAGTTGATGATTACGAAGAAGTAATTAAGATTATGAATGAAAGTCCGTTGTTTCCTGATAACTGTCACCCAGATAGAACTTTACAGGAGCAACTGGCGTACGAGCTAGAACTTTATGTATGATGCAGTTTTTATAAGTTATAATGAACCTGACGCAGATGAAAGATATAAACGTTTACTAGAACGTTATCCTAATACAAAGAGAGTTCACGGTGTAAAAGGAATACACCAAGCACACATCAAGGCCGCAAAGAAATGTCATACAAAGATGTTTTGGGTCATTGACGGTGATGCAGACTTATTACCAGAATTCAATTTAGATCATAAAGTAAGTGATTATGATTTAGATTGTGTCCATGTTTGGCGTAGCCAGAATCCTATCAACAATTTAGTTTACGGGTATGGGGGTGTTAAACTCCTACCAAGACGACTCACCATGAACGTAGACGTTAGCAGTACTGATATGACTACCAGTATAAGTGATAGATTCAAGGCTATGCCAATCGTGAGTAACATCACTAGTTTTAACACAGATGAGTTTAGTACTTGGAAAAGTGCTTTTAGAGAATGTGTTAAGTTATCTAGCAAAGTAATACAAGGACAAGAAAATGAAGAAACAGAACAACGACTCAACGCATGGTGTACAAAAGGAGAAGAAAAAGAGTTCGGACTATTTTGTATACGAGGTGCTAGGAGCGGTCGTGACTTTGGTCATACTAATAGGACTGCACCTAGCTTACTAGCAAAAATAAATGATTTTGATTGGTTACAAGAACGTTTCCATATGGACGAGATGAATGATACCATTTAAGGATATTACAAAACTAGGACATAAGAATATGTTAGACAAAGGTGTGTTTAACGTAAGCTGGATCCTTGGACGTTTTTGTAACTATAATTGTAGCTATTGTTGGCCGTATGCTAGAAGCAGTACAGTTGACCACAGACCATTTGAAGTGTACACTAGAGCAATAGATGAAATAAAACGTCAAGCAAGAGCAAATGGATTTGACAAGTTTCATTTTAGTTTCAGTGGCGGAGAACCTACAGCATATAAAAAATTTATAGATCTAGTAAAACACTATGAGGATTATGAAAGCAAATATTTAAGCATACACATGACAAGTAATTGCAGTCCTGCAAAACGCTGGTGGCAACGCTGGCTCGACGCAACGCACATTATGGACAGAAGAACCATTACTGCAAGTTACCATGCTGAGTTTTCAAATGAAGAAGAATTTGGTGACAAGTTATTATTCTTACAGGATAATGATGTTGGTGTCACTATTAATCAGGTAATGGTACCTGAACATTGGGAGGAATATTATGATAGAAGCAATCGATTCATTGAACGTGGTCTTCACGTTACTCTTAAGCCTCAGTCTGATCCTACCGCTAGTTTTGTCGTTAGTGGTTATACTGATGCCCAAAAGAAAATATTACAAGAAGACAGTCAGCAAGATGAAAAACAAATGCGGTTACAAGATGTTAATGGAGTAGAGTATTGGGTTGACCAAGCAGAAAGATTAAATGCTTTTGGCTTCAACAAGTTCAAAGGTTGGAACTGTTGGGCTGGTTATCAAAGCTGTATTATACGAGAACCAGGCGGAGAAGTAAAACGTGCATATAGTTGCCATGATGAGCCTCTAGGCACGTTAGACGACGGATTTGAGCTGTTTAAAGCACCAATGCCGTGCATAACTCCAACCTGTGTTAGTAGTGCAGATAGCAAAATACCAAAAGAAAGGACGATAAGTAATAGTAATGGACTATAGAGATTTAAGCCAATTCGGAAATCAAGTAGAATTAGAAACAACAACAGATGCAGAAATGCTGGTTGCTTGGGCTAATGACTTTGACTGGCAAAAATACAACCCACGTAAAGATGTTAATCGTTGGGGACTGAGTGTTACAAGTTCAGACGGTACTTTTAATGGTATTGATTTAGATAGCTTGTATGAATACAACAAGGAGCATGGTACAGAGTACGGAGAAAAGGACTTTAACAAAGCAACTCCTGTGCTAAACAAACAGATACACGATTTGTTATTACCATGGGAAGGACATTATTACAGAACACACTTTTTAAAATTTGGTCCAGGTGGATTCTTTCCTCCACACAGGGATTGGGATTACAGCGGAGAGGCCATTGATACGTTTAGATTAATAATGCCATTACGTAATGTAAATCCTCCACAGTTTAATTTTATATTAGAAGGACAACAGTTACATTGGGAAGTAGGTAGAATGTATTTCATAGATACTTTGAAAATGCACTACTTGTTCAACAGTAGTTTTACAGATAGTTACTGGCTAATAGTAAATGTTGCCGCCAATGACGAAACAATAGAAGCAACAATGCGAAGGTTCAATCAAAAGTAATGTATAACCTAACGGATATAAGAGCAATTCATTTAGAAGTGACTAGTCGCTGTCAGGCAAAGTGCCCTATGTGTGCTAGAAGAATGAATGGCGGTCCGTTAAATCCTTTCATGGGCTTAGATGAAATAAACATTGACAAATTTATGGAATGGTTTGATGTAGATTTTATTAAACAGTTAAATCATTTAGGAATGTGTGGTAACTTGGGTGATCCTATAGTTGCAAAGGACACACTACAGATATATGAATACCTACGTGAGTCAAATCCTCACATGGGATTACAAATGCACACCAACGGCAGTGGTCGTACAGACAAATGGTGGAAAGAATTAGCAAAATTAAAAGTAAATGTTGTGTTTGGCATAGATGGTCTGGCAGACACACACGCAAAATATAGAATTAACACAGACTGGAAGAAGATCATACACAATGTTATGACCTTTGTAGACGCAGGTGGAAAAGCAAGATGGGATATGCTGGTGTTTGAACATAATCAACATCAGATAGATGAATGTAGAGAACTATCTAAACGTTTAGGTATGGAAAACTTCTCTGTCAAGCACACTACACGTTTCAAAGACGGAAAGTTTGCTGTGTTAAATGAACAAGGACAACAAATAGATACTTTGTATCCATCACAAAAGAGTAAAGAGATGACCAGCAAAGTAAAACAAGCATCTGCAGAAACATTACCAACCATAAACTGTAAAGCAGTTAAGGACAGTATGTTATACGTAAGTGCATTAGGTACAGTTACTCCTTGTTGTTGGTTAGATCAACAATTTTATCCACCGTCACACGAGAATCGTATAGACTATTTGAATAAAATTAAGATATGGCCAAACTTAAACGACACTAGCTTGAAAAGTATCTTTGCAAGTGGGTACTTTGATCTTATTGCAGGGTGTTGGAACAGTACAGGACTTAAAGAGTGTTCAAAACAATGTGGTAGTTTTGACAAATTAAACGAACAGTTCGTGGAGAGATCATGAAAATATTAGTAGCAGGATATGGAACAGTAGGAAAAGCACATGAAACATATCTAAGACCTTCCTTTGATGTTGAGATATACGATCCAATGAAGGGCTATAACGATATAAGCAAGGACATAGACGGAGTAATCATATGTACAGCAACACCATCATTTGAAAATGGTGCTTGTATAGTAAACTCTGTGTATGATGTAATAAGCAGAGTACCTAACGTGCCTATAATAATTAAAAGCACAATAAGTTTAGAAGGTTGGAAGGCAATAAAACAAGACTTCCCCAAACATGATATTACATTTAGTCCGGAGTTTTTAAGAAACAAAACAGCAACAGAAGATTTAGCTAATTCAGAATATTTTATGTTAGCAGAAGGTAACACACAGTTTTGGAGTACAATATTAGTAACTATGTTTGGTACGCCAACAATTAACCTTTACAATAAAGCAGAAGAATTAATACTTGTTAAATATTTCCGCAACAGTTTTCTAGCAAACAAGGTTGCTTTCTTTAATCAAGTTTATGATCTGTGTAAAGCTACAGGTGTAGACTATGATAAGGTTGCTGAAGGTGTAGGAAAAGATAGACGAATAGGTTCAAGCCACACAGAAGTTACAGAGGAAAGAGGCTTTGGTGGTCATTGTTTTCCTAAAGACATACAAGCAATAATTTATACTGCAAAACAAAACGGCGTTGACTTAACTTTGTTACAAGAAGCATTGGAGTATAATAAGAAAGTTAGAAAATGAGATTATTATTAGTAGCAATTTTTATGTGTATTATAGTTTCGGTAGGAGACAGTAAAGCATTAGATTTAAAACAGTTTTACAAAGAACCTTTAACAGAAACTGATAAGGCAGGTATCATTGCTTTTAATATATTACAAACAATAGATATGTTACAGACTTTAGAAATAGCAAACAATGACAACTATTATGAAAAGAATAAAATATTAGGTAAGCACCCAAATGAGTTTCAAGTTATAACTTATTTTATTGCTAGAGGATTTGCACACTATGAAGCAACAAAGATGATACCTGAGAAATATAGATCCATATGGCATACGTATAATGTTGTTTATAATTATGATGTTATTAGAGATAATCACAGTATAGGAATAAGAATAGGCTTTTAATGAAAATAGATATACACGATATAAAGTTCTGGATGGACGCAATACGTAACAGCGAAGATAAAGAACGTACACTTGAGAGTTTCTGGGACGGTCAGATTAAAAGTAAGCTCTGGCTAATTGAAGCACTTGAAAAACACAAGTCTATTAGAAATGCAGAGTTTGTAATACATGGCGGTTGGAACGGAGTACTAGCTTGTATGATGTTCAATAGTGAACTAGGTTGCAAACACATAACAAGCATTGACATAGATCCTAAGTGTAAAGAAATAGCAAGTACAATGAACAAACGTTATGAGATGGAAGGTAAGTTTGAAAGTGTAACTGCTGATATGTGTGAATATGAATATACTAGAGAGCCTTACTTTGTTATCAATACAAGCTGTGAACACATCACACAAGAACAATACAACACTTGGTTAGACAAAGTACCAGATGGAGCACAAATTATTTTACAAAGTAACAATTACTTTGAATTAGATGAACACGTAAACTGTAGCAAGGACCTTAAAGAGTTTGAATGGAAAAGTAAATTAAATGTATCTGAAAAAGCA